GTTGAGCCGGTAGCGCAGCGCGCTCTCGGTGAACGCCGGTGCGTTGTAAAAGGCGACCCTCACAGCGCGACCATCCCCTCGGGCTCCTCCGCTCCGGCCTCTACCCGTTCCGCGATGCTAGCCAACACCGGCTTCCAATACTCCTGGGCCACAAAGTCGGCGTCATAGGCCATCGCGCCCGCCCGCGCCTGTTCGCTGTAGCGCTCCCTGCCCCAGCCGTATGCCTCCAATAGCGCGTAGGTAATCTCGCCCACAAACGGGATGTACTGGAACGAGCCGATGGGCGTAAAGAACCTCTGCCCGCTCACCTTCCAGCCGGCGAAGCACAGTTCGGGCATTGCCGTCCAGTCGCCCACGATGACCGGGCAACCACACGCCTGCGCCTCCAGGATGGGCAGCCCAAACCCCTCGCCCATCGAGGGCGACAGGAGTACGTCGGCGGATCGGTACACATCCACCATGTACGGCGTCGGGAAGCCGAGCAGGTTGTGATAGGGGTCACAGAAGATCACCTTGTCGTGCGGTATGCCCACCGCGCCGAGCAAGTCCTCCAGGTCGATGCCGGACATCTCCGGCCCCCGGTGCGTGTGGAGGTACAGCACGCAATCGTCGTGCTTGTCGAGTAACGTCCGGAACGCCTGGGCCACCTCACCGAACGCCTTGCGGCTCGGCGTGCCCTTGTTGGCCGCCACCATCGCGGCGACAAACACGTCCTGGGGCAGCCCCAGCCGCTCGCGGCTCTCGGCCTGATTCCCCGGCGTGTATTCGTTCATGTCCAGGCAATGCGGCACATAGGCCGCGTCCAGGCCGGCATTCTGCATCTCCCGTTGCCCGAACCGTGAGTAGGCGATGGGTTGCCAGGCCACCGATAGCGCCCGGCGCACCGGCCCCGGTATCGGCTCGTGATCCACCGGCGCCCACGGACACCAGCGGACGCCGCTTGTCGCGTTGGGCCGGAACGCCCACGAGTCGTACAGGGTGATGACGATGTCCGCCCCGCAGTGCGCCGCGTGCGCGCCCAGCACGTCGTTCCCGCTGCGATCCAGCCCCAGCGGATAGATCGCCTCATCGTTGCCGAGGTTCAACACCGCGCCGGAGAGGCCATAGTTGGCGCCCAGCGTCACCTTGTGCCCCAGCGCTTTGATGCGCGGTACGTTCACCTTCGTTTGCGTCCCGTAGCCCGTAGAGACCCACGGCGCGTTGCTCCACCAAAATATGTGCATGTGCCCCCGTTCCTCCCCCTGCTTGCTTATGCCCCCATGCTCCCCTTGAAGGGCCAGCCAGGCGGCGGGGGCGTACCGCTTTTCGGGTCTCCCCTAGGCTGGCCCACTATCGCTAAACGGCTATCATTCGCCGCCACTATCCCATCAGGCGCCGACGCCGGAGACCCAGGAAAAGCCCACGGTGATGTTCTTGGGGGCCGCGGTCCCCGTCTCGTCGTACACGAGGCACAGGTAGTCGCCCCCGTCGAGCGTCCCCTCGGTGAGGGTGAACTCCCGCGGCGTGTTCGCCGTCCAGTCGCCGGTAGAGGCGGTGCCCACGGTGGGGGCCACCGTGCCGGGGGTGGCCGTGCCCGCCGGGCCCCGGTCTACCAGGGTGAGGGCCACCTGCGTCCCCGCCCCCGCAATCTCCGTATCGCAGGCCGCCCAGGCCTCCAGGACCTCCACACTCGTGTGGCGCGCCGGCGCCCGCCAGATCACCAGCGTACCGTCGGCGGCGGGTTCCGAGATCGTTACGACCTCGGTGTGAACGTTGTCATATCCAAACATTGCAAGCCTCCTTAGTTCTCAGGCGCCGTGATGTCGTGGAGAATCTGCACGCCCCACGTCGGCCGCCAGACACCATGCGCGAACAGGGTCGTGAGGTTCAGTTCCCAGGCGCGCTTGGAGGCGTCGCGCTCCGGCTCCAGCCGCAGGCCGCGCCGGATGTCGTAGGCGATGGCGTTCGGGTTGAACACCGCGCCATAAGCCCCGGTCCCGCCCGAGGTCGCGACGTTGGACGAGATGAAAATGCCGTCCAGGCCCACCGCGTTCGCCACGTAGTAGCGCCGCATGACCTCATCCTGAAACTCGGGCGCGTTCGTCGCCGTGGCGCTCACCGCGGCCGCGCCGGCCAGGTCGTGCCACCCGTAGGGGTGCAGCACGGCGTAGTGCGGCCGGGGTACGCTGGCGGCCCGCAGGCGCGCCTCGGCGGCCATCAGGTAGCCCCAGATCATCGCGCTGCCCAGGTCCCCGAGAGTGCCGCCGGTCAGGTCGCTAAAGTTGCCGAACACGGTCTTGTCGATGAACTCGGCCATCCCGCCGCCCATCTCGATTGCCGCGTCCTGCCGGGCGTTCTGCGGGTCGGTCTCGATGCGCCGGTCGGTCAGGAGCACCTGGCTCATGTACTCGGCCGGGGTCAGCGTCGAGAGATGCTTCTTGTCGAACGCCGTCGGCGCGCTAAAGTCCTCGGTTTCGGCCACTGGACTCGGCGTCACCTCGGGGTACGTGGTGATCGACCGCGTCTGGTCGCCCTTGCCGTCGCGGAACACCTTGACGAGGCTCACGGCCAGGTTTTGCTCCCGGACCACGAACACCGCGTCTTCGTAAATGTTGTTGAAGTAATTATTGAGTTCTTTTACTCCACTCAGTCCTACCGTCATCTCACACCTCTAACGTTATCCTTGGCGCAGGGGCACGTATCCGGCGCCCGGCCCCAGGTCGGAGCCGCCGCTGCCAAACAGGCGCGCACGTCGTTGGTCCGGCGTCTCGCCTTGCGCCTGGCCGCGGCCCGGATTCGTTGCGCCCACCGAGCCTTGTGGCTGCAACAGGTAGGGCTTCTGCTTGCCGAGTTCCTTCAGGAGCGCGCTCACGTCGCCTACCTTGCCATCCTCGGCGATCTCCACCTCGGAGGTGTCCAGGTAGCGCAGCGCGTCCTCGGGATCGCGGAAACCCTGCGCCGTGGCCTGGGCGATCACCGCCGCACGTACCAGCGCCTGCTTCCGGCCCGCCTCTGCCTCTGCCGCCCGTTTCTCCAGTTCTGCCACTTGCTGCTTGAGCCGCTCGGATTCGGTCATCTCGGCCTTCTTCCGCTCGGCAGCGTCAGCCTCCAAAGCCTCCAGGCGCTTGCGACGCGACGCGGCTTCCTTGTTGGCATCCGCCAGGGCTTTGCGCGTGCGCTCGAGTTCCGCCTGAAGCGCCGCCGGGTCCTGCGGATCGCCCGCACCCTGCGGCTCGGTCACTGCTTGCTCGTTGCCCATCTCGGGCGTCTCGTCTGGCATCCCGCCTCTACTCCCCTAGTCTATTCGCTGGCCGCGGTCACTCCGCCGCCTCTGCCCACGCCTGTTCGCCGGCCTCTTCCGCCAGCGCCTGAAGGCTCTTTACCCCCACTGTGCGACCCCATTCCGCATCCTCTCGCCACGCCACCATCGCCGAGAGCGGCGTGCCCGAGGCGTACAGGTCATAGTGCCCCGGCCCCAGCATCTGCCGCTGCACGTCCTCACTCTGCCGGGCGAACCACGCCTCCCCCGCCTCGACCTCAGGCCCCGTCTCCGGCACCCCCCGAACGCCCAGGTCCGCCCAGGAGACCGTCTCGGGCACCGCCGCGCACAGGCCGTTCGGGTGGTCGTCTAGCGTCTCCTCCAGCGTGTGCCGCGTGCCGTGCATCGCCACACATGCCGGGCAGGTGCGCCCCGGTATCAACGCCGAATGCCAGACCCAGCCCTTGACCACGTGCGGATTGCGCCGGTAGGAATCCATCGTCGCCATGCGGTGCGCCCGGACGTGCTCCGTCCGCGAGATTCGCAGCGCGTCGGTGAGCGGCACGCCCCACGCCCTGGCCATCGCCGCCGCCGTCACCCTCGGCCCCTTGCCCAGCGCCACACCCTCGACGAGCGCCCGCCCGATCCCCTGGGCCGCCCGCTCGCCATAGCCGGCCAGCACCCGCGTTTGCAGCGGGGAGGATTCCGCCAGCGCCGCCACCAGCGCGTCTACCGCGTCGGTGGGCATCACGGCGAACGTGCCCATGACGCTCTGGCGCATCGCCTCGGGCAGTCGCGCCTCCACCAGCGCACGCGCATCCGCAATACCCTGCCGTGCAAAGGCGGCCTGCCCTGCCGTCACCTCGCCCTCGACCACCGCACCGTAACGGTCGATCTGCTGGGCCGTCGTGGCGATGAACGCTCTGTAGCGATTCATGCGGCGAATCTGGTTCGGCGTGAGCGTCTTGCCGTCGGCCACCTGCTGCTCCAGGTAGCGCCGGAACGCCTCCGCCTCGGGCACCAGGCGGGCCAGCACCACGCGGTAGGCGTCGGTGAGGCGGGCCGCATAATCCGCCTCTAGCGCGCCCAGCCGCGAGTGCAGCGCCGCGAGGATGTCACCGGGGAGGGGCATTAGCGCCCGCCCTCCTCACGTTGCCGGTTCGTGAAAAAGTCCTGCACCAGCATCGCCCCGACGTTGCCCTCTTGCGTGTTGCGCTCGGCCTGCTCCGCCGCGATGCGCTGCTTCTCCACCTCGTTATCCAGGCCGCGGCGGGCGCGCACCGTCTCTACCGACGCGACCTCGTTGCCCAGCTCAAACTCGTCCCGCGCCTTTTGCTCCTCCCAATCCTCGGGCAGCGGCGAGGGCCAGTGCAGCGTGGTATAGTTCTCTTCGCCCATGCCGTTCAGGGCCAGCAGCCGCCGGTTCACCTCCACGAGCAGGTCGCCGTAGGTCGCCCGCTTGACCTCGGTCTTCTCCAACAGGTCACCGTAGAGCACCTTCAGGGCAAAGCCCGACAGCGCCCCCACCGACACCTGTGCCGGGTCCAGGTTGGGCACACGCTCGGTACGCATCCACAGGTTCACGAGCCGATCCAGGAACCCCAGCGCCGCCGCGAGGTCCGACTGCATCTCCAGGTTGAACAGGTCCGACTCCTTGCCCGGC